CGTGGGTGACCGGCGACGATAGCAGGCCATTGATCCATGTAGTCATCCAGACATCCTTAACGCCGGACATCATAGACTTTTCGACCATTGCATTTTTGGCTGCGCGTGTCTCAAGCGACAGATAAGAGCGAGCCATATCGGTCAGCGCATTGTCGCCGCCAAACTCATCTAGTACCTGGCGCAGTGCCTGCGACTTGCCATCGCGTGGCATACGCATAACGGCCAGAGCTCGGGCTGTCTCAGTCTGGATGCCCTTAACGCCCTTCTGGATCAGGCCGTGGAAAGCGATTTGCTGACGCAGTGCCAGCTTATCAATGTCAGATGCAGCGCCGGTATTAACCAGCTTGAATAAACGATCAAGCTCAACAGCGCTAGACTCCAGCACCTGCAAAGCCTTGTAGGTATCCACAGCGCTCGGCAACATCGTGCCGTCTGGTGATGTCAGGCGAGCCAGAAAGGACTCGCTGATCCCGCTGTCTTCTGCTTTCTTTTTGATCTCATCAAAGGTGACGCGCTTGGTCTTAATACCCAGCGCATCGGCCACGCCACCAATCACGGCAGCTGCATCGTCACTCTGATAGCGAGACAGGTTGAACGGCTCAACAGGCACACCAGCAGCACGCTCGGCTGTCGTTGGGCTCGGCTTGCCTTTGGTAGCACCAGCTGCTTTTCTAGCCTGCGTTGCCTGCTGCACCTGGGTAGTGAGCGCATCGCCAGCTTCTGGGATTACGGTAACTCGGCCAACCTTTGCGGCCTCCGGCAGTGCATCAGGCGGCACAGCATCGCTAACGATTCTGCGGCCAGCGCTTGGCTTTGCCTCGGTGACCATCTTGCGGAGAAGCGATCCAACACCAGCAACCTGCATTCCGTCCATGTTGGGCGAGCCAGGGTCGCCGCTCGGCATGTCTATCGGATCGGCGGCTGCTTCCATTGGAAACGGCTCTAGCGGCACCTCGCCGGTCGGCGGTGTAGGTACGTCAGGCAAGATGGAACCGAGGCGCTGCTCAAGTGGTGCGGTTGCCATTATTCAGCACCTCCAGCTTTCATTTTGTTTTTTGCTTTGATTTTTGATGCCAGCGCTTCGCCCACAGCCTTACCACCCTTTGCGGCAAGCGCAACGCCAGGCACAACATCCAATCCCTGCAGCACGCCAGTTCCGTAACTCAATGCGGCTTGGCCATACTCACCCGCTTGCGCAGCCTCTCTTGCCTCACCAGCAGAGATGCCTGCCTCCTGCGCGGCAAGTGGGATGACAAACGGCGTTAAATCTATCAAGCCAATACCTAACGGTATGCCAGAGTTTTCGCCACCAAACATCGTTTCAGATAGTTTGCGTGCGCGTGCATTGTCCATGCCTGTATTATCAATAAGCATCTGCTGCATACCGCTAACCATATTTTGACGCATTGTCATATCTTTTGGAATGACAGAGCCTACAACGCCAGCCTTTTGATCCTCTGCAATCCTGCGCATGATCATTTCCGATTGCGTTGCCAGCGGCATGTTGCGCATCATCTCCGCAGCCTGTTCAGGCGTGGTCGGCGCTTTAGGAAGACTAGCGCCAGCAGGCGCGTCTGTGCGCGTCTTGCTCGGGCCAGCGGCCAGCTGGACACCTTCTAGGCTGGGCTCCTCTGGCGCAGGCTCTGGTGGCGTGGTGGGGAAGTATCCCTCCACAATCATGTCCATATAACGCTGTTCAATTTGGCTGTATGCCACTTCAGCCTCCCTCAGATATTTTTAGCAGGCGTTCAATTTCTTGGATCTGGCGCAGTTTCTTTGGATCAGTTCCAGCCTTTTGCTTTAGCGCTGGCAAAGTCTGTCGATTGACCGGGCCGGTAATCCAATCCCGATCTGGCTTTGCGCGACCGCTCTTATCAATCACAAAGTAATCCAGCGAATCCTTTGCCTGCTTTGCTTCAGAAGTATTTTTCTTTGCAAGGATTTCAGATTCAATCTGACTTAGGATCTGGCGCTCGGTTATGGTTTCACCTTTTGCAGAAGCCTCTGCTTGTATTTGAAGCACCCTGGTTTTTAATTCTTGCTTACGCTTAAATTCTGCGCTGTTCTTGTCCAGCACAACAATGGTGCTAGGGTCAGCGTTAATGCCTGACAGCTTGTTCAATCCAGAATCAAGCTCTCTATCGCCAGCTTTGTTTTCGCTGCGCAACGCCTTCAGTAATGTCAGACGTTGGCCAACAGTCAAGTTGGGTATTCTGTCAATCTGCGCTTTGTCAGTAATCTTGCCATCAAAGATCATGCCTAGCGCATTGTATTCAGACATTGAATTGCCGGTGCCTTCTTTGTTTGGCTCAAGAATATCTTTGATCGTGCCAATCGGAACTGACCCTGGCGGCAGCGCCATCAAGTCTGCAACAAGTTTTTGCCGAGTTGGGTTTTTAGGATCTTTGATTGGATATATCTGCTCAAGCAAGTTGATTGCGGTTGATTCAGCAGCACGCTTCTCATCATCTCGCTTGCGTCGTGCAATCTCTTCTTTCTGATTGACGGCCAGCATATAGTTGGCAGTTACTTTGGCAACAGCATCAAAATCAGTTGCAACCATTTCCCTCAATACTTGAGACATCTTGCCGACATCGCCAGTTCTGATTTTGTTAAGCGTGGCAGTTGGATCTGCCATAAACTCGTCGCTCATAATATGCTTAGTCACGGCATTAATTTTTGCCGTGCGCAACGCAACGCGAAACTTTTCGCTGTATTCTTTTTGCACGCCAGCATCGCCGATCAGTAGCGACTGATTGGCAATGTTGACCTCTATATTTTTGACAAGATCATAGATTGATCTCTGCTCACCTTTTTGATCAATCCAGAAACCTCTGGAAACGGTAGCCTCTAGCAGATTCATTGTGTTGTCAAAGTCCAAGTCAAACTTGGTAATATCCTCAGACTTTTTGCGCTTTAACTCAGACTCATAGGCAGCATTCAGCACCGTGTTGCCATGCGTTGCCATCGTTGCACGCAGCTTGATGGATGCCTCGCCATCGATCTTGGCTAATGACTTGGCATACCCATCAGTCACAACAGCAATCTTATTTGCAACATCGGTCGAAGATGCTTTGCCATTCTGCACATCGACCAGCAGCTTTGCTAATTCGTTGCGGCCTTCCATCTCAAAATAACCGGACAGCTGCAGCGTGCGAGCCTTTTGCAATGCCTTGCCATAAACAGAAAAATCACCAGATGTTTTACCAACGCCAGAAATCGCTGATGGGAATCCTTCTCTAGCAAGCACAAGTTGCTCATCGGTAATTGGATTTTCTGCAGCAAACTTTATCGCCTCTTCTTGCGCCATTTCCTTGGCCATGCCAAACACAGTCGTTGACATGCGGTCAATGATGTCAGCCATCGTGGCCGCGCCTCTGGCCTCTTCTCTGGCTGCAGTCATAAAATCAACCTGCTGCGGCGCGATGCGTTCCATCGGCACGCTACCTGGCGCATCTATTTGGATTCGACCGGATTCAATTCTGGTTGCCATGTCGTTGCCTTATCCTCTATACGCAGTTTGGGCAAAATCAACTGCACCACGGGTCAATGTGGCACCAGCCAACAATCCAGCTTGCTGACGCGCAGCTTTGCCAGCTTGGGTGTACTGGCCAGCTTGGCGCTGTGCCGCAAACACGTTCAGGAAGTTTTGATAGTCAGTCGATTGGATCATCGCAGACGCATCCTCAAACCCAAGCACGCGAGCTGTTAGCGCGTTCAGATCAGCAATACCAACATCAAACATGGTCGCCTGCACATTCTCGCGCTGGATTGCAGCTGCGCTGCCTTCGCCAAATGCGACACCCGACGCAGCAGCTCGAGCTCTGGCTGTGGCATTGGTTGCCCTCAGATTCTTCAGCAGCTGGTTACCAGCGATCTGGTAATTTTGCGCTTCAACCTGCGCCTTCTTCAACATCCGGCCAGCTTGGATCTGCGCATACTGATCCGACATCTCTGCGCGAACCTCGGCCACCGCCAGGTTGTCGCGTGCCTGCAGCAGGTAACCTGTCTGCTGCTGGATGCCAGCAGCCAGCTGCGCCTGCGAAGCAGCATAAGATGCAATCAGGCCAGCGCCTGCGACTATCATCCCACCAGAAACGCCACCAGAAACACGGCCAGTTGCCGGAGCTCCACCACCGGCTTGGCCAAGCAATTCTTCTCTAACAATCTCAGCCATAGTTATGTTCCCGAGTAAACGGCCACGCGATAATCAAGGCCGAGCAAGTTCATCTTTAGCGGCAGATTCTGCGACACTTCGATCGACTGCTCGCGGCTGTAACCCAGCACACCATTGACCCGCTTGATGCCGGTATAGATCGGTTCTGGATCATCCAGCAGCGGATTGTCCAGCAACCTAAATGCCACCGGCTGGTTGTTAATCACCAGGTTTTGCGTTTCCTCTAGCACCGCGCTGATCTCAACGATGCGCTTCTTAAACGATACCCGGCTGCCGGTCTGCAGTTTAATCTCAACGGGCATTGTCTTGGCATACACAGTAATAGGCAGTCCAACCTCGTAGCTAGTCGTGCTCTCGCGGTCAAACGTCACAGCGCCGCCAGAGCTGACAGTCTCGTTACTCTGCGGCACGCCATCGGTGATGACGTTCAGCGACTTGCCAATGTGCGGCAGGCCACTGCCAACGCCGCCAGCCGACCCGCCAATGAATGCGCAGTCGGTATATAGGTCATCTTGGAAACGCTCAATGAAGTACCTTGTGGTGCCGTTGAACACGCGTTTGGTCACCACATAGATCTGCGTGATGTCCACGCCAACGTCGATAAACTCACCGTCGGTGGTGTACTCAGACGGCGACGTAATCTGCTGGCTGCGCATGATGGAGAAGACCGCCATGCTGCCATCGTTGGTGTTGGTCATTAGCAACAGATCTGCCTCTTCTGTACTAGATGCCCGACGCAAGGCAATGCGCTGCGGCCCCTTCAGCAGGTGGCCAGACAGCAGCGAGATCCGCTGAGTAATGTAGGTCAGCTGGGTGTCGCTAAACAGAAACTCATTGAGCGACTTGCCCTGGCGCTGGATGTAGACCGAGCCAGACTCCACCGACTGTACCCGAGTGCCAGGCTTAATCCCATTTCTGCTGACGTTCTTAAACGTAAAGGTCAGCGGCGTGATCGGATCAGTACCCTGCTGCGGTACAAAGAATTCACCGCCGGTGGTAAAGACTTGAAAGTCACGCGAGCTAATAATGTCGGTGATGACGTTCAGATCGTTGGTATCTAGCGTCGCCTCGACCGCATCATCGTCCAAAGATTCAAACGGCACAAAGTCAAAGAATAGCCCGATCTTGCTGCCCCACACGGTCGATGGCCGCGACTTGCTGCCGCCAAAGTACAGCCGCCCTTCATGGAAAGTTACCGACCGTGGCCAGCCTTTGGTGCTCGACCAGACATCTTCGTAATTGTGCTCAAGCTCCCAGCGGCCAGCATCAATGGCCGTGGTGTTAAAGAATGGGTATTCGGTAACAGCTTCGACCACTGTTGCTGATATGTACCTGGTAATCCTTGCCCGACCCTGTGGGCTGGCATTGACGTACTGATTGACTGATTCTGTTGTCCAGGTGGTAACTGAGTAATTGCTTGCGCTAGTTGGCGTTGTCGTCCATGCCGGGGTTACCGTCGCCACCTTGGTGCTGCCGACGTAGTCCTCAATAATCCTGATCTGGCCAGCACCTGTGCCGCTGGTGATCGTGACATACATGCCGTTATAGATGTCATCGGTCGCACTGGCCGTTGATTTCAGCGTGATGGTGGTACTGGTGCCAGCCTGTGCCGCGCCGCTGTCGTGGTGCGTTGTAGAGGCTGTCAACGTGATGTTTCCAGACACGGCTGATGGTGTCAGCGTTGATCCATTGTTTGTGTGGAAATCAATGTTGAATGCGTACTTAGGAATGCTGTCAAAGGTAATCGTGGTGGCCGTCCAGGCTGTGTCGCTGGTGCGTGTTATGCGCACCGGCTGTAGGTCGGGATGCACCACAATCAGCGTATCAGCCGACTGCGTCCAGCACATATCGTCAACAATGCTGCTGCCGATGGTGGTGGTCAAGTAACTGTTTCCGCTGCCGTTGATGTTGGCCTGTACCACGCCATTCTTGATCACATACATGCGGTTATGCGTAAAGCACAACATGTAGGAATCATCGACAGAAAATGAGAACGGCACCAAGCGCACGCCATTGCCGGCAGACTCTGTGCTGGTATTGGGCAGCTCGAGAATGTGCTTTAAGCCTGGGCGGCGACGCAGGCCACCTTGCGGCTGGATCAAGACATTTGTCGCCTTGGCCAGCGCATTGCCATACTGCTGCAGGTCAACCCGCGCACGCAGCAACGGGTCGAGCTCGCCCGTCGAGAAGTTCGTTGTAAAGTCAACGAAGCGGGCCATCAGTTCCTCACCGAAACCAAGGTGTAATCTTCAATAACGCGCACCGGCTGATTCTTGCCATCAATCACAGCAGCCTGCCGGAAGAATCCACCGCGCCCATTTTCAGCAGGATCGCCAACAGCAATCTGCCGCCAGCGCAGCGTCTTGTCGCCCTGTTCTGTAATTGGCTCGGCGATGTGCCAGGCAATCATGTACTTCAGCAGCTGCACAAAGTATTGCGGCATTGCATATTCTGGTGTCTGGTACTGGTAGTCGATATAGACCGACTCCAAATTCGTCAGCAGCTTGTCGCCGTGGATTTCCCAATCGACACTAATGAAGCCGCCAACTGCAGCGGTATCACGCACCGAGTGCGGGTTGCCAAGACGGTCACCAGGCAAAAGGTATTCATACTTCCAATAGCTGGTGGGCGTAGTAATCAGCCGCGCCAGCTGGATCTTCTTCATGGAGAACGACCAGGGGTGCATCATCAGGGTCGAATCTCGGATGTCTGGATATAGACGGTCGCAGACCGAGCTCTCGTCGGTGCCGTCGTTAAAAGATGAGATTGCCTTCGCGCCCAGCAGAATCAGCGCGTCAGAGCAAATCGAAACACCTGTATCGCCTGCTGCCATTGCAACCTCTTAATGTAAGAAAGGGCTGGCCTCTCGCAGAAACCAGCCCTTGATACTACATGATGACGACTTAATCGCCGTCGGTAGCCGACAGCGTGGTGCCGTCGGTTACGTCAACAACGCCGCTTGCGTTGGAAACGACATACACCAGAGTGACAACGGCGGTCGAGCCGGTCGAAGTCACGCAGTGGATAACGTCGCCCACTTCGAGCGTGTTGGCCAGCGCGTTGAAGTAACCCGCTGTGTTGACATCCGCGATAGCATCGGCTGTTTTGTAGCCGTACATCGACGGGGCGTTGCCTCGCTTGGAGGCACTGTAGGCTGTAAAGCCAGCTGCATCATAAGCCATGATTCAGCCCTCCTATTAAGCTGCAGCCGCAGTATCGCGGGCAGTGATTTTGACGATACCCTCTGCATCGATAGCAATCGAACCAGCCGAGAATAATGCGTTGACCAGCCAGCTGGTCTTTTCCGGAACATAGTTGATTTCGGTGCGAGGAGCGATGCCTTCTGCGTAGCCGATAGCGTCTTTGTGGAAAGCAAACAGAGTGCGATCCGACGAACCATCGATTGGCAGTCCACCTTCCGAGCGGTCACCCAAGACATGGAACGTGAAGCCCATGTACTGGTTGATCTCACCCTGAACCAGCGCCTTCACGGTGTTGAAGTCCGAGCTGGTGACCGAAGTCTGCTCGAGCATCGCTGCCAGCGAGTTGGCGTGGATGATGATGTGACGGCCATCAGATGGCACGTTCTTGGCGTTCAGGATCTTCGCAGCTTCGCGCAGCTTGGAAATGTTCATGTTGGTGTTCGAGCCACCAATTGAATTTGCCACGGTGCCGGTGCCGGAAGCGCCGTTCAGTGCGTCAAGGATCAGCTGATCCTGGCGACGGCCAATTGCAGCGCCAACCACTTGGGCGAGCTCAGAGCGCTCGTCGAAGTTGACCTTTTGCTGCGAGAAGATGTCCGAATATTCTGCAGCGTTCCAATCGGACAGCGTGCAGGTGACATTCGAGAAACCTACGTTCATTGGGGTTACATCAGTCTGCGTTACACGGGCAGTAGCCACGCCGCGACCGACTTTAGGGAAACGTACAGTAGAGCCTTCTACACCACGACGCTGACGCACAGCACCAACCAGCATTGCTTTGCCCTGGTAGGCTTGCTTAACTTCAGCATCGAACAGCGTAACAAAGGCATTGCTCAGAGAGATAGCCATGTTGACCTCGTTCGGTTAATTAATCAGGGTTTTGCGCGTCGGTGAGCCGCTGATGCGGGCCTTGCTTGCTGATTACGTCAGCCGGTCGGTGGCATCTCGCCACAAGTAAGGGTCGGTAAACCGGTAGGCCTTACCACAATTGTATTTGCTTTTTGGAAAAAAGCAATAAAAAAACCCCAGCACACAGGCTGGGGCAAAGTCGCGGCTGCAAGGTTACTCTTTTACATAGGTGCGAAACATGCGCTCGACCTTCTGCCGGTAGGCTGGGTCGCTATTGTATTTGGGATCGGCCACCATTGCATAAAGTTCATCTTTGCTGGGCGTACCCTCAAGCGGCGCTGACTCAATCGGGATGCGTCCTTCGTAGGCTTCGCGGATTTTCATCAAGGCATTCAAACCGCGAGCTGTGCCGCCCATGATTTTAAACTCCTCGAAATCATCCTTGCCCCAAACGCCCTTGTTAACCAGGCCGCGAGCCCAATCGACCATGCCGTTGACCACGGCACCGCCATTAGGGCCGAGCTTCTTCATTTCCTCGGCAGGGTCAACCATCTCGCCAGCCATCATCTCCTGCGCTTGGCTGCGCAACGATGTTGCTAGATCGTCAAACTGTGCTTGGGATAGTCCGTTCTCTTTCGCCCAGCCAGCAAGTGTCGTTGCCATCGGGTTGTCAGCAGAGTCCTCGCCGCCAAAAGAGGAAAGGTCGTACTTGCCATCAGCTGGTGCGTTGTGAGCGCCCTTGCTGATCTTGGCTCTCAGGTCGCGCCATGACTTGGCAATGCCTTCCAGGTCGGGCTCGTTGTTGTCTTTGTTCCAGAAGTTCTCAGGCCAGTAGTCTGGCCGCTCCAGCGGATCTTCTGCTGGCGCTTTGGTGGGGTCAGGTGGCCGGTGATCAATATCGACTGCCTGGGTGGCTTGCGCCGGGGTGTTGGGGTCATCGACTGTAACGCTGTCGAGTAGGCCGGATTGACCGGGCTCGACAGATGTTGTGTCTGTCATAAATTCCTCGCTTGATGAATCCGTGCTATGAGTTCTCGCACGACAGTCCTCTGCCCTTCAGCAAAGAATGCGTGCGATGGGTCGGTGCCTGGCACGGCAACAGGCACATCCACATACATCTGACGCAGCCAAGCCAGCAGCTTCTGGCCGTCTTCGGTGGCAAACACTCGCAGGCAAAGCCTGGCTAAGTCTTCCCGCTGCTGTTCTGCTGGCCGTATGTCAGCCGTTATTGCGTCGAGCTCATCCCAGCTCATTTGGGCATTTGCATTGGTTTTTCATTAACATCCGCGAATGGCGACTTGCCTTCCTTCATGCGCATCACCGCATGATCGACCGCCTTGTCCATAATTGAGCGCGGCATCTTTTCCATAAACATTTGAGATTGCGGATCTGATCTCATCAGGTAGTTGAGCTCAGACTTGTTGAGCGTCGGCACCACCAATGGAATTAGTGTTTCTTTGCCATTAAGACCAACGCCCACGCTGATCTCGGTCATGACGTTACCGTCTGGCCGCTTGATCTCGCCGAAGTAGCCGGAGCCTTTGGCCGTCTTATCTGGCCGCATTCCATAATCCATTACATTGCCCCTTCAGGCATCGCCCCAGCTTGTGCCTGCATGGCCATTGCCTGCGCCATTGCAGCCTCTTGCTGCTGCTGTTGCATAGTTTCCATCAGTACCGCACGCTCTGCCGCCGTATTGCGCACAGACGCTGGCACGCCCAGCTTGTCGCCAATGTAATCGACCACAGCATCAGTCTTGATTGCCAGTGCGCCATCGGTGCCAAAGCCTTGCATTAGCTGAGTGTACTGGATGATGGCGTTGACCTCTTCCATATTCTGCGCCATCGCCAGCGGTGCCACCGGCACCACCTTGGCCTCGAGGCCGTTGATGCGCAGAGGCATGTCAATCAGGCCGCGCTCGTCCATCACCTCGAGAATCTTGGCCACCAGCGGGATCATTGTCTCGTTGATCAGGCGACCAAATGCCGAGCCTAGATTCTGCGCGAGCTCCTTCATGCGCTCGACAATCTCGGTGGCCGACCGCGCCGACATGTTGTCCGGCGGCAGCGACTCATCCAGCAGAATGCGCTTGATGTTGGCTACCAGGTCGTTGATCACCAGCTGCGACACGTTGAAGTCACCAGAGCGGGGCAGCGCCTGCAGTGCTGGGCCTTGTGGGCCACCATTGCGAGCCACAGGAATAATCGCACCAGGCACCAGCTTGACCGTATTCGGGTTCAGCACACCATCGTCTGCCGCTGTGTACACACCAGCCACCGCCAGTGAGGCATTCTTTAGCAGCAGTTCCTTGGTTTTGTTCAGCGTCTTAATGTCTGGCAGCGCAGTCATCAACGGGCCACGGCCATAGATTTCGCCGGCGACCTTCATGTACCGCGAGATCACCCAAGGTGAAGTCTTGCGACGGCGGTAAACCAGTTCGTCTTTGCCTTCCTTCCAGATAACGTGGTAGCAGTAATCGCCACGCTTGGCATCAAAGATTGTCGCCTCCAGCAGCTCGACATCGTCGGTCGGCTTCTGCTCAATTAAGCGCTGCAGCGTGTCCGGTATTTTCGCGTCTGGCCACTGGCGCTGGATCGACTCAGCCTTCATGCGCATCCGGCGGTAGACGTTATCTACTTGACCGTTCGCGCCTTCCTCGTAGCTGACCAAAAACAACGGCACAGGCACAAAGTTAATCGGAGCAACATCGTCACCAGGCTGCACCATCATGCAAGCCGTGCCAACTGCCAGATCCAGCAGGAATTCACCGATAGCAATGTCAAAGTTTGATTGCTTCAGTACAGCAAACATTTGATCGCTGTAGACATCCAGCACTGCCTGCAGTTGTTGGCGGCGCTCTGTCGGAATCGACGGGCCTGGCTCTAACCTGCACCACTTGCGCTGTGGTGGAAACACGACAGACTGCAGCCGGTTGGCAAAGCGTTGGGTCGAGTTGATAGCAGTCGAGTCAAACACCCGAGCCATCTTCTTGCTGCCGGTAGCGCCACCTTCCCAAACGCCATAAAGCTGTCGCTGTGGCAAGGCAAACTCGTAGGCATCCTGGTACAGCTGCTGAAACTCATCCTTTTTGGTCTGAGCTGCAGCCTGCCGCTTGATGATCTCCTCGGGTTTTAGCCGCATCCCGCCGAGCGGTTCTTTGTATGCCATGATTATTCGTCCTTGTTTAGCTTGTACTTTTCCAGCAGGTTGCGACCTTTTGCTGCCAGCCTTGCTGCTGCACCTGCTGTGCGCGGCACCGGCTCGCCCCAGGCATTTGCTGCTAGTGCCAGCCTGGTCGGATCACCGTCATCATCAACCAGCGGCCCACTCGGGTTGGTATAGAACCGAGTCAGGAAAGATCCCTTGCGCCGTGCGCGTTCACCCGATGGTGAAGATTCTTTGACCCCAGGCTGCAGATTCTTGCTCTCACCGGAGCGCTCAAACTTTCGCCTGCCAGCCTCGGTCAGCCCACCTTCAGGGTCGCGCAGCTGTGGCATTTAGTCTTCCTCTTCCTCGAGCTCTGCCTCGTCCATCATTTCCTTCAGGCCGCGCATTGGCTTCTCTGGCTTTTTGGTGGACATGTACTTCGCAACCTTTTTGCGCAGAGCTGGTGGCAGCTTCGACAGCTCGACCATGCCCTCTTTGTCTTCGTATTCTTTTTCGATAGAGATTTCGATCTTCATTTGCTGCCTTTCGCTGCGATCATGTTGTCGATCAGGTTGGGATAGGGTCGGCCTGCCTTTTGAGCTCGACGCATCGCGCTGCGCTTCTCCGAATCGGATAGCTTTTGTGGCTTGCCGAGATCCTTTGGCCTTGGCTTATCCCAAACTTCTTTCATCATTTGCCTTTCTTGGACATGCCAGCTTCAGACAGCGCAATCGCAACAGCCTGGTCGCGTGACTTGACCTTGTCACCGCTGGAAGATTTCAGTTTGCCTGCCTTGTATTCGCGCATGACTTTGGAAACCTTGCTCTTCATCTTGTCTTCTTTGTCGTAATTGCCTGGCATGATCAAGTCTCCTGTAGCATTGGTCGGGTTGCGCGTCGGCTGACAGCGCCCAAGCGTGCAGCCTTGCGCTCACCTACTTCGCGCTTAAAAGCAGATTCTGTTTCTGCTTTTTTGGCAGCAAATTGTGAAGTGTCAAACTCTGCAATGGCTGGCCTAACTGGTGCAGATGGTGCTTTAGGTGCTGTTTCTGTAAATTTTGGAATTGGTTTTTTTTCGTAATAGGTATACGTTTCTTGTGCTGGGTAATAACTAAAGACGTTGGTAAACGGGTCGTAATAAGGCTTCGCAACGGTTCGCGTACCTGTTTTTGCAATTAAAGGATCTTTTGCAATCTTCTCTAGAGTCACGTTATAAGCATCTAGTTTGCTTTGGTATTCAGATTTTTGAGACTCAAATGCTGGCATCAGTTCGGTCTGATACCGCTTCACCTCGGATTCATACGGTGCCATCTTTTCGGCAACCATCTTCTGGTAGTCAGCAAAGCTCTGCTGATATTGGCCGGTCATCGACGCAATATTTTTTGAATACTGCTGCGCAAGACGTTCAATGTCTGACATCCTGCGCACCTTCGTGCGCTTTTGATAGAGTGTCTCTGCCATTATTGCAACCTCATCCCTGGTGAAAACTCAGCCGATGTAATGCCTAGCTCTGGCGTTAGACGCTCCTGCGATAGCAGCGCTCTGCGGCCACCACGGGTGCGAGCCTTCAGCGCAGAGGCTTCAGATGCTGCAGCCTTGCGACGCTCTTCGTCAGCGGCAGCCTGCACTTCCTTGGCTTTCTTTTCCATCTCCAGCTTATTCTCTTGGTACTGGAGCTGCTGTTTTTGGAATTGTTCTCTAGCAGTTAGTGCCTGCTGCTCTAGCGACGCACCCTGCTTGGCGTACTCAGCGGTCTGCCGCGACATTTCCATGCGCATTGCAGCGGCATCAGCGGCTTGTTGTTGTAGTGCGGCAGCTTGCTGACGTTCAGCATCTCGACGCGCTTTGTTAGCTTCGCTTGCTTGATAAACAGATCCGGCAAATATTGCTGCTGCAATCCAAGGCATGATTACCTCCTAATCAATACTTCATCCAGTTTATCGACATCGGTTTCGTCGGTTGCATGGATGCAAAACCAAACGGCATCCTCAAGTGCCACAATCTGGTGGTGCTTATTTGCCAGAATCGTCACACAAGTCGGCGCAATCAATTCCCGACTATCACCATCAACCTCAAGCGTCACTCGGCCTGCAGCCAAAATGCTTAGATGGTCATACTCATGCGCGTGCGTCACAGCATAATGACCAGCTGGCAACAGCATTTTGCGTGCATATACGCCATCGCTGAAATGGTGTGATATGTCTAAATCAATCTCAATGTCGCTCATATAGCAAGCAATTCTATTGGGTTTTCAAAAGGTTGCAACCATAAAGCTATATTGCAGATATACCTCATGCAAAAATATCGAAGTCCATCTTCGCCACCGTCAGTCCGGGTGCCTTGCCGCCCAGGTTGTGAACTCTTGTCATGCGGTTATATTCGCCGCCACCGAGCATCAAATACCCGAATGAGTCGCCAATGTGCGAGTGTTCGTTCTTGTTGGGCGCATCTCGGAACCGCTCTTGCCCTGCGCCGACTGCAACCCGCTTGAAGTGGTAGCCACCGGCTAAAGCCTTGCGCAGTAGCTTGCAGTTGCGGTTGACGATCAGCCCTGGCTTGCCGTCGATCAAGCGCTGCATGGGCGCTGCAGAGGCTTCTCGGCGTACCTTGAAGTCGTTGCTGGCGGTAGGTTGAGCCTTCAGGCCTAGTGTGCGCAGGAAGTCAAAGGCAGTCACCTCATAGATGGCATCACGCGCCATACCGGCAGGGTCGCCCCAAATCATGACCTGGTGCTGTGGGTATCGGGCATTGAGCTCGGCCAGCAGTTGCATACCGAATCGCTCCAGACCCATGTCAAATGTCACGATTTCATGGTGGATTACCCAGCGACCATTGGGTAGACGCTGGCCAATGGTGGCAGCTGGGGTCAATCCGAAGTCGAGCCCGACCTGAATCGGCACATCAAGCGACAGATCGGTTTCTCCCGACATGGTCGAATCGTCATATTCAGGCCAGACGGGTCGGCCTTCTTGGACGTAGGTGTACAGACCGCCTGCGTAGCACTTGATCCAATCCAAGTTCTTACCCAGCAGCATTTGTTGGTAGTAGCCGCCGGGCAAGTTGTTGACGTTCTCGGCCTTGGGGTTGACCTTCCACCACTTGCCGGCAGCGAATATATGGTCGTTGGCCTCGGGATTGTCGGGCAGGTGTTCAGGATCGACCTCGATCACGCCACCAGGCTGCTGCCAAAACTTCCAAGCGTACTGGCCGGTCATCTTTTCCTTGACGGCCATCTTATGCCACCAGTGATCATCGTCTGTTGGGTTGGTATCCATCCAGATACCGTGCCATGTGGCACCGCCATCGCGCTTGGTTGGGTAGCGTCCGACCCGGTGGGTCAGGCCATCAATCACCGCCTTGGGCAGTTCTCGCGCTTCGTTGACCCAAGCGCCAGTGAGCTCAAGCGAAAGCAGTTTCCGCACATCTTTTGGCTGGTCTAGCGCCAAGAAAATGACTTCCATATCGATGCCGGCAGCCTCACCGCGAGCTGGCAGTCGGATATGGTGGGTAATTGGTGGGGTGTGCATCATCGGCCCGAAAGTAGATTCGGGAAACAGGTCGAGCCAGGTCTTAATCGTCGTGGTTTTCAGCATGGGATAGCTGTTTCGCACCACCGCCCAGCGCGAATACCGGATGTTATCAATCGGGCTTGGCTTCTGTTGAATCGCCTTCTTGAAGATCTTGGCCGCGCAGGCGTAGCTCTTGCCGGAGCCCACCGGCCCCATCACGCCCTGGACGAAGTTGTTCGACTGAAAGAAGTCGTACACCACCGGGCTCAGACTGAAGTCGAACCGCAGACCGCCGGTCGCTACTGTCTTCTCTGACTGTTGTTTTGTCTTTGACATATCTTTTTCTCCACAGGCTCAAGCCTGACCCCTTGCGCGGATAATGTCATCTCTGTTCATAACTTTTTCCCCCTGCTTGATAGTTTTCTCATCTCAGCCATGTGTTCTGGTGTACGTCTTCCACCCGGTGTTGGCCCCGTATCAACGACCTTTTCGTGCGTGGTAAATCTTTCATCGCAGGTTGCGCAAGTGAACCGCCGTCTAACGTAATCTTGCACATGGCGCGTATCTAATGCCGTGGCTTTAGATTTGCACTTGGGACATTTCATCCTGACCTCTTTCGCGGATAGCGTCAGCACATGATTCGGCAGCAAACAAAGCATGAAAGTCTTGCTCTTTTGCTGCGTCAGCGGCTAGTTCATCACATACCTCGGCACACGCCTCGCGCTCCGCTGCTGCAATGCTGCGCTCGTACTCCGTCCAATGGTCTTGAGTCCATGTACGGTTGCGCTCCGCTGCTGCGACTAGGTTGACAAAGCGCTCAACTACTGACACAAACTTTTCGCGGTCGTTGCCAAGGCCGTAAACGTCTAAATGCGCCTCCCGCGCCATGCGGATAATGTCATCCCTCGTCATGTTTCCCCCGTTGCTGGCGCGACCACGTTCACATCAATCACGCTAGGCTTGTCGTTTTCATCAGGGTTGTCCAGCAGACCAGAAGCCTTGGCCAGCAACCGCAGCACGCCCACCTTATCGTACAGCTCGATGTCCAAGAAACTGTTGCCTTCCTTGTCAGTTCTGACCGAGACCTTCTTGATCGCCTGCAAAGCGTGTTCAGGGATCTGGTGCGCAGCCTTGACCTTTACCTGGCCGTCCTCATCCCAGGTCATGATGTCCGTGATCTTGGTGTTGGCCATGCACAGCAAAGCGTAACTGACCGCTTCTCGGTTCTGGATCAGGGTATTTGAGCGCTCCAACCGACGCTGGATCGAGCGAGTACCACCCCAGTTGGTCAGGGGCGGCACCACGTTGGATTGTTTCTTGGCTGGCATCAGAAGGGTATCTCTTCGTCAGCCTGCGGCTGGTAGCCATTGCCCTTGGCCTGGTTGTGCGTAGACAGCGGCGGCGCACCAATCGACTTCACCTTGCCGATCTTGATCTTGAAATACTGCTCACCCGCCTTAGTCGTCGCAGGATTCAAGTCAAGGTAATGCACCGTACCATCCGGCAACATCACGTCACCACGGTAGGCAGCGTGCCAATCCTCCTTCTTTTCCTTGTTGATAAACGCACTGCCAAAGTTCGGCTTATGTTCCCATCCCATGTTGTTAATCTCCTAAGTTGTTGCAAAAAACCCACCAGACAAAAAAGTGGGGAAAAATTGTGGG